CCAAAAAAAGCTAATTTACAGCCTTCTTTAGAAGATAATTGCTGTATATGTGCAGGTGAATACGATCCAGAGTGTGGTGGAGTGCAAGGTTATTTTGGTGCTACACCTGTTACCTTCTGTGAGTGGTGTTATTCTTCTGTTATAGATATGGCTAAGTATCATTTAGGAATAAAAGACCAAGATGGCTGAATTAAACATTGATTTACATCCCGCACAATTAGAAATATTTCATTCTGATAAGCGTTTTAAGATAGTTGCTGCGGGTAGAAGGTTTGGTAAGTCTTATCTATCTGCCTGGATATTGCTAATTAAAGCAATACAGTCCGAATCTAAAGATGTATTCTATATAGCACCTACTTTTCAACAAGCTAAAGACATTATGTGGGCTATGTTAAAAGAGTTAGGTAGAGATTTAATAGTACAAGCCTACGAGAATACTGCGGTACTTACTTTAATAAATGGAAGAAAGATATATCTTAAAGGATCAGATAGACCAGAAACACTAAGGGGCGTTGGACTGGCGTATGTTGTGCTTGATGAATATGCTTCTATGAAACCACAGGTGTGGGAACAGATAATAAGGCCTACACTTGCGGACGTGCGTGGTGGGGCACTCTTTATAGGTACGCCTGCTGGGAAAAATCATTTCTTTGATTTGTATAAAGATGCTTTAGATGATGACGATTGGGATGCGTTTCAATATACTTCTAGAGATAATCCTTTTTTACCTGCTGATGAAATAGAGGCTTCTAAAAAATCTATGTCCTCTATGTCTTTTAGACAAGAGTTTGAAGCATCGTTTGAAATATCTTCTGGTGGTATATTTAAAGAAGAATGGTTTCAAGTTGCTGAAGAACCTCAAGAAGGTAATTATGTTATTGCTGTAGATCCTGCTGGTTATGAAGCTGTAGAATCAGAGCGTAATTTAAAACGATCTAGGCTAGACGAAACAGCTATTGCTATTGTTAAAATAGATAGAGATAAATGGTGGGTTAAAGATATACTACATGGTCGTTGGAATATTAAAAAGACTGCTAAAAAAATTCTTTCATCTGCGATGAAGGTAGAATCTTCTACTGTAGGGATAGAAACGGGTGCACTGCGTAATGCTATCTTACCTTATCTTGAAGATGAAATGAGAACAGAAGGTAAATGGGTATCTATCATAGAAATGCGACATGGCGGTAAAAAGAAAAACGACAGAATTACGTGGGCATTGCAAGGTAGAATGGAACATGGTCAAATAACTTTTAATGACAAAAGAGAGTGGAGAGAATTTACTAATCAAATGGTAGACTTTCCTAATAGACTAGCACATGATGACATGCTAGATGCATTAGCGTATATAGATCAAGTTAGTGTTGCAGATTTTGCCCACAGTATTGAATTAGATGATGAATGGAGTCCAATGGATGCAATTGCAGGATATTAGTAATTTAACAGACGAAGAAATAGAACAATTGTTGCTTTTTAGTAGTGATGAAGATACTATTATGCAAAGATATGTTGTTGCTTGTGAAATTATATCTAATTTGTTAATGGACACTTTAGGCCATCAAGAAAGTTTATATCCAGAAATTGTAGATCAATTTGAAGATTCAATAGATCTTACTATATGTAAAATGTTAATGGATGGCGATGTTATTGTAGAACCTATAGATAGAAAACTACATTGATATGCAAAAATGTGTTATAATCGGCACTTATTAGGAGTATATAATGATAAAACGTAAAATAAAACGTAAAGTAAAAGTTGGTGCGGTTTTAAGAGATAGAACTATTAGTCCAAGTCTTAAATTAATTAGATTATCAAGTCAACTTCTAGTAGGCAAATTTAAATAAATGAATAATCAAGAAAACAAATACCAGGCATTAGCTAGTTGGTTATCATATCGACTTGAAAGTTGGCGTACCCATAGAAATATAAACTACATTCCAATGTGGGATGAGTATTATAGACTATGGCGTGGTATTTGGTCTGCGGAAGATAAAACTAGGCAGTCAGAGCGTTCAAGAATTATTGCTCCTGCACTACAACAAGCTATAGAGTCCTCAGTTGCAGAACTTGAAGAAGCTACATTTGGCAGAGGCAAGTGGTTCGACATTAAAGATGACATGCTTGATCAAGATCCTGCTGATGCGGAGTATATTCGTAATTTATTACAAGAAGATTTAGAAAAATCTGGCTGCAAAGATGCAATTTGCGAAACATTTCTTAATAGTGCAATTTATGGAACAGGTATAGCAAAGATTGTAGTTAAAAAAAATACAGAAAGAGCTCCTTCAGAAGAAACAATTGAAGGAACAATGGCTACTACTCGTACCATAATAGAATATGAAGGTGTAGATGTACAACTTGAGCCTATTTCTCCAAAAGAATTTTTAATTGATCCTTCTGCTAACTCAATTGATGAAGCATTAGGTGTTGCACACGAAGTTATTAAACCAAGATATCATGTTGTAGAAGGAATACGCTCTGGTATATACAGAGATGTTCCTCTTGATGGGGATTATGACACAGTTAAGTTTGGATATGATTCAGAAATAAAACAAGCAGATGAATCTGACTCAGTAAAAATTTGTGAATATTGGGGTAAAGTACCAAAACGTTTTCTTTCAGCTAATGTTGACAAAGACGATTTTGAATATGATAAATCTGATTCAAATGAATTAGTAGAAGCTGTTGTTACTATGGTAAACGATCAATACATTTTAAGAGTTGAAGAAAATGCGTTTATGATGAAAGACAGACCTTTTATTAGTTATCAACACGACATTGTGCCAAATAAATTTTGGGGTAGGGGCGTAGCAGAGAAAGGATATAATCCACAAAAAGCATTAGATGCAGAAATGAGAGCAAGAATAGATTCATTAGCACTTACTACTACACCTATGATGGCTGCAGATGCTACTAGATTACCTAGAGGAGTTAAATTTGAAGTTAGAGCAGGTAAAACTGTATTAACTAATGGTAATCCTAGAGAAGCTATTATGCCTTTAGACATGGGTACAACTGATCAATCAACATTTATGCAAGTGCAATCTTTACAAAACATGATACAAATGGGTACTGGTTCTGCTGATACAAATGCTGGTGGAGCAGGTGGTGATACTGCTAGTGGCATGTCAATGATGCAAAGTGCTGCTATTAAAAGACAAAAACGCACTTTAATGAATTTTCAAAACACATTTCTTATACCTTTGATTAACAAAGCTATGTATAGAAAGATACAATTTGATGTAGACCGCTATCCTGTTAATGATTATAAATTTGTTCCTTATTCAACTATGGGAATAATGGCAAAAGAACTTGAAATGAATCAAATGGTTCAAATGTTACAAGCAATACCTAAAGACTCTCCAGCATTTAATGTTATATTACTTGCTATGATGCAAAATTCTAGTATACACAATAGAGATCAAATTGTTAATGCTCTTATGCAAGGTGATGAAGCAAATCCAGAAGCAGAACAAATGCAACAAGCACATATGCAGTTAGAAATGGCACAAATGGAAGCTAATATTGCTAAAACTCAAGCTGAAGCACAAGAAGAACAAGCTAGAGCTGTATTACATCAAGCAGAAGCAATGAGAAAACAGCCAAATGAAATTGATATACAAGAAAAAATGCTAAAACTGCAAAAAGATCAGATTGGATTGCAAAAACTTATTGCTGATATTGAAAACAAACGCTCTGAAACAGCTAGAAACATTCCAGAAGTAGAACATCTTAAATCTGAAACTATATTAAACCTAGCCAATGCTAGAGCAGCAGGAAATAAAGCACAAATTAACACTAATTTTTAATTATGAATAAAACTGATCAAAAATTCCTAGAAGATAGAGTAGGAATGACAGAAACAGAAGGTTGGTTAGATTTATTAGAAGATGTAAAAAATTTACAGAACAGTATTGCTAATGTAGAGAATATTAATTCTGAAAAAGATCTTTGGTTAATCAAAGGTCAGTTGCGAGTAATAAACTTTATTTTAAGTTTAGAAAACGCAACACAACTAGCGTTGGAAGAACTTCAAGACGAGAATCCAGCATAATATAACTTCATAACCCCAAGTGGGCGGAGAACACAATGAGTATAGTAGTAGAAGAAGCACCTCAATCAGGTGAACCAATAACAGAAATGCAAGAAGAAGTAACACAGATTCAGAATGAGGAAACTCAACAAACTGAAACAGACCTTCCTGCTAAGTATGCTGGAAAATCGATGGAAGAGGTAATAGAAATGCATCAGCAGTCTGAAAAACAGATGAGCAAACAAAGTAATGAAGTTGGAGAACAAAGAAAACTAATCCAAAGTCTTATAGATGCACAAAACAATGCTAATCTAACTACACCACCAGAAGAACCTGTAGCACAGGAGGATAATTTCTTTGACGATCCAGTTAACGCTGTAAATAAAGCCATAGAAAACCACCCAGATGTTATAAAGGCAAGAGAAGAAAGAATGGGAAATGTGCAAAAGCATAATTTGGATTCCTTAGATAAGGCTTATCCAGATTGGCAAGAAACCGTTAAAGATTCTGGCTTTCAAAAATTTATTGGTGATAGTAACACAAGAACAGAAATGTTT